AACGCACCAAGGCGCTGCCGCCATGTCATCACAGATCCTTCACGGCGAAGGGGCGCAGGACGCGGCGACTGGTCTTTTCCAGCACTGCGATGCGGCGTTCGATATCGGCAATCGCCGCCGCCAGCTCCGCGTCCGCCCCATAGGTCACGGTCTTGCCATCATAACTGACACTGCGCGTGCCGCTGTAGCGCGCGTTCAGCAGGGCGCTGTGTCGGGATTTCAGTTCGTCGAGGGTCATCGGGGGGCCATCATTCCATGTATTTCGGCGTGCTGATCTTCCAGCCGCGTCGGCGTGGGGCGGTGATCCGCCCGGCTTGAGGCTCACATGGCCCGTCGGTTTCGGGTTTGGGTGCTGCTGGTACTGTCTCCACGCCCGCCTGCTTCTCCAACTGCCGCCACATCCGCTCATCGAAGCGATCCGCGCCGAGGATCCAGGCGGCGGCGCGGGCATAGATCCGGGTGTCGAGCGCTTCGTTGCGCTCACGCATCTTCTGCCATTCCTGTCGGGCATAGCCGCGCCGGTCGCGGATCGTGACCAGCTGTTCGGCCACCAGCTGCTTGAGCCATTCGCTGTCGGCCCAGTCGGGCAGGTGGATCGTCCCCGCAGGCTCGGCTGTGCCCAGCGCGCGATCTTCATCGCTCATTCGCTCGAGCCGCAGATAGCGATAGGTCTCAGCCTTGAAGGTCGCGGTGGCCACCGTCCAGAGCCGGGCCCCGCGTTTGAGCTTGCGCCCGTTCACCGTGGCGTCGACGAAGGTCGGGCCCGACACGGGCGTCGCACGGTTGAAGCCCTCGAGTCCCTTCACGGGCGCCACCTGCGCGACACCCTGTTTGCGGGCCCATGCATAGACGGCCGCCGACTCGTAGCCGGTGTCGACGGCCAGCTTCGCCAGTGTCATGACTGCACCGTTCTGGTGCACCCATGTCTGGCCCAGCAGCGCGGTGAGCCTGTCCCAACAGGCCGGATCGTCCGGCCCGCCTGGGATCACGATGTGATCGACAAGCCAGCTTTCCAATCCGCGACCCCAGGCCCAGACATCGACCTCGATCCGGTCCTTCTGCACATCGGCCCCGGCCGTCAGGAACAGCCCACCCGAAGGGATCTGCGCCGCAAATGCCGCGCGCCGGTCCGCCAGCCGCTGCCAGTCCGGGGCCTCGCCGCTCTCGATCCAGGTCTCACCGAGAAGCGTGTTGCGCGCGGCGCGCAGCATCTCGTCCGAGCCCTGCGCGGCCAGCCAGTCGCGCGCGATCTGCTCCCAGCTTTTCCAGCCGATTGGGGAATAGAGCGCAGATAGATGGAAGCCGATCGCGTTTGGATTGTTCGATACAGCGGTCGCGCGCCATTCACCGCGCTCGAGCATCTGCGTCTTGTGATGCTCCGCGATGGAGCGCTCGCAGCCCGCGCAATGATACACGGCCGTCTCGGGCTGCGCCTTGTCCCAGCGCAGGCGCTCGAACTGCAGCCATTGCCTGTGGCCGCAATGCGGACAGGGCACGAAGTAGCGCCGCTGGTCGGAGGCCTCGAACTCGCGCTCGATGCGCGACAGCCCCCGGATCGTTGGCGTCGAGACCATGAACACCTTGCGCCGGTGCGCGAAGGTGGTGGTGCGGGCCTCGGCCAGCGTGACCGGATCGCCTTCCTCATCAGCGGATGCCGGATAGGCATCGACCTCGTCGAGAAACACATAGCGCGCGGGCATCGACCGCAGGCCGGTCGCCGAGTTTGCCCCTGTCAGCACCAGGATGCCGCCCGGGAACTCCTTTGACAGCATCGAGTTGCCTGCGTCGCGCGACCGGGCAGGCTTCACGCGCTCCCTCAGCGCGGCGCTGTCCTCGATCAGCGGGTCGATCCGGCCGCGCGAGGTCCGCTTGGCCATTTCGACTGTGGGGAGAACCGCCAGCATCGGCCCCGGCGCGTGATGGATCACGAAGCCGATCCAGTTGTTGCCGGCCTCGGTCGCACCGACCTGCGCAGCCTTCATGAAGCTGATGCGCTGTGCCGGGTGGCCGGGCGACAGCGCATCCATGATCTCGCGCAGGTAGGGCGTGCGCGTCGTGCGATACCGGCCTGGTTCCGCCGATGCGCGCGACGAAAGCCAGCGATGCGCATCGGCCCATTCCGAGACAGTCAGGTCCGGATCAGGCCGCATTCCCCGACGCCAGGCGCGCAGAATGTCCTCGGCGCCGTCGAAGCCGAGGTCGAGATCCTCGGTCAGATCATGATCATTATCACCTTCATGCAAGCGAGACCCGGAGGTCCGCGAGGGCGTCGAGCTGCTCTCTGACATGGGTTTCCAGCACCCTTTGCAGGATCGCAGTCTCGATCGTCACGGGTGTGCCCTGCGCCTTCTCCATTTCTGCGGACAATTGCGCGGCCATCAGGGCCGCGACACGGGTGGGCCATGTGACCCAGACATCGCGCTCCTGGCGCGCGAGGCGGAACACCAGCGTTTCTGCGCGCGACCGATCCACCAGCACGCCTTTCTTGCGCTGGATCGACAGCTGGCGCTCCTGCGCCTGATAGACGGTGAGCGCGGTGCGCGCCTTTAGGTAGGACGTGCTGTCGCCGGGGCCTGAAACGGCGCCTTCGCCAGCGCCGTACCCATCCCGCGAGCGCAGCTGCTGATCGGGATCGGTCGTCGCCCCACGGCGTGCATCGGACGCCGCCGGGTTGATCGACCCATCGGCAAAGATCACCAGCCGACCGTTCTTGCGGGCCTTCTGCACCGCCCCGCGTGAGAGGCCGGAATGGACGGCATAGGCGCGCTCGGACATGCCTTCCATGACGCTTTCTTGGACCTCAACATATTGAAAATAAATAGGAAAGATAGTCTATTTGAGTTGATTACACTCTCCGATAGAGCGATTCCTGGTCTCAAGAAACGGGTGCATCGTGCGCCCCTCAGAGACGAATTGGAGAGAGCAAATGCGCGCACAGGAAAGAATGGGGCACAGCTCGATGAGCGACGGGTGGCGGGATTACACCAGCCCTGCGCAGGAGCGCGTGAACTGGGTGATGGATGAGGTGATGTCCGGACGGATGAGCGAGGAACAGGGCATGGTCGAGATGGCACGCGCCCACGAGATAATGCGCGAGGAAGCCCGCGACCGCACCACCCACACCGAACACCGCTGGGAGGACTGAGCATGGCGCGCCGCCGCAAACCCGTCGATCCGAATGCCGCCCGCGATGCCCTGCTCCTCGACATCGCCCAGCGCCACCTCTTTCTCGAGACGCTGGAGACCCGCAACCGCGACCGGCTCGATTTCCACGACACTGCTGTCTGGGCGATCCGCTCCGCGCTGGAGGCCGCCTATGAGGCCGGGCGTCGCGCGGATGAAGTCAGCGAACCGACACTCCAATCCTGAAGGGACAAGACCATGACTGCCATCACCACCATCCGGATTGATCATGCCAATCTGCCGGACCCGCTGAACCTCAAGGACCCCGACACCGCCGCCCGCCTGATCCAGACCGCGCTGCGCGACGAGAGCATCACGGCTGACGCTTCCGACGTGATCTCGCACATCAAGATCGAACTGCCGACCAGCCAGCTTGTCGCTGCCAGCGCAATGTTGGCCAACCTGCAGCTGATCTGAGGACGACGCACCATGACCACCCCCGATCCTGTTCAAGGCGAAAGGCCCAAGCCATGACGCACTCCTTCAACTGCCTGCCCGAGGGGGAGACGCTCGCCCTTCTGATCCGCCGAGAATGTGCAATCGGCTTCGACCTGCGCTTCTGCCGCAGCGTCGCTATGTCCGAACACGACCGCGACACCGTTACCTGCGACCCGCCCGTGGCGGAATTCGCCACCCTCTATGCCCTGACCGATCTGGGAGAGGCCATTGCGATCCACGATGCCGATCTGACCAGTGCAGGAGCCGATGAGGTCGCCGTAGCCGCCCGCGCGCTGTTCGTCGCCATGGTCAACGCGCGCCGCGACCCGCCCGACGCCGCCCAGCGCCATGAAGCGGAGCAGGCGGCGCTCATCGATCCGGATCGCATCGCGTGATCCGCCGCGCGATCATAAAGCCATGATATTGCTCTGATTTGCCTACGATAATCGTCGCAACAGAGCGATTGTGATTGCACGGAAACGATGCAACTCAGCCAAGGAGTTCCCGAGATGACCCGCCTGAACCCGATCACCACCCCGCGCTTCGAGCTCCGCGCCGAGAAAGCGCGCCGGAACAAGGAAGCGGCCTTGAACGCCTTCATCGGCAAGAAGGCCGAAATCGATGAGATGCTCGCCCGTCTGCAGGCGCTCAGCGACGACCATTTCGACTGCCACCCCGACGAAGTGGGCTGGGCGATGGTCGGCACCCTCGAACACTACGCCAGCCTGCTGAAGCGCATCACTGACAGCGCCTTCGGCGAGGGCGAACACGCCCGCTGATCTCCGGCGCTGCCGGAACTCCTGCCGCGCGCCTGCGCGGCTTGGGGTCGTAGAAGGCCGGCGATGCTCGCGGCCACGACCCGGAGATGCCCCGATGCCCAAACTCACCGACACCCAGACCATCATCCTCAGCCGCGCGGCTGCCCGCCCCGGCAATCTGGCCATGCCGCTGCCCGAAGGGCTGCATGGTGCCGCCGCGAAGATGGCTGTCACCCGAATGATCACCAATGGCTGGCTCGACGAGGTCGATGCAGATTTTCGCAAAGGCGAGCCGGTCTGGCGCGAGACAGGCGATGGACATGGCACCACGCTGATCACCACCGAAGCCGGGCTCGAGGCCATCGGGATCGAGCCGGTAGTTGCCAAGGTCACCAGCGCGCCGCGCAAGACGAAGCCGAAACCGGACGCCGAACCCGCCCTGACCGAGGTGTCCGAAGCCCCGAAGCCCGTCGCCATCCGCACTGGCACCAAGCAGGCGCAGATCATCGAACTCCTTCAACGGCCCGAAGGTGCCTCGATCAGCGAGATCGTCGAGGTGACTGGCTGGCAGGCCCATAGCGCGCGAGGCCTGATCTCTGGCGGGCTCAAGAAGAAGCTGGGCCTGCCCATCACCTCGGAAAAGATCGACGGACGCGGCACCGTGTACAAGCTCGACGCGGCCTGATCCCGAGATTCACCACCTTTGTTCAAACAGCCTGCGCAGCGCATAGCTGCGCAGAAGCGAGATCTCGGTGAACAACGCGCCGATAGTCAGGTTCTCGCCGAGGCTCGCGTGCAAGCCGAACCATGGAAACACCACGATCTGCGCGGCGACGGCCAGTGCAAAGCCCACAGCGACGTTGGCGATGGCCTCGATCAACGACATGCGACGCGACTGAGTCATGCGCGTTTCCTCGACCGGCGCGCAGGCTTCTGGTCTTCCTTCTTCAAGGCGATGCGATTGGCTGTCCGTTCGGTCGCCAGCTCCCAGCGGCGCACGGCCACGTCGCAATAGGCCGGGTCCAGCTCCACCGCGCAGCAGCGCCGTCCGGTTCGTTCTGCCGCGATCAACTGGGTGCCCGAGCCGCAGAAGGGCTCGTAGACCAGGTCGCCGGGATCGGTGAAGGCTGCGAGCACTGCCTCGACCAGCGCCACCGGGAACACGGCCGGGTGCGATC